GATGGAGCTGGAACTTGTGAGCACCACGGCCGCCCCCGAGCAGCGCGCCAGCTGGCGCAACTGGCTTATGGCAACAGCCACAGTGCGGAAGATCGTGCGAGTACTGCCAGCATGGTGGAAAGCAGCCAAAGCAGCCGCCAGCAGGCTCAGCAAAGCAGTGAGAGCAGCCTGCCTGCCGCTCACCGCAACGTCACTTTGACAAAGCGAGAGAGGTATCACGATCGCGCAGCAGGAGGGCGCGCACGCTGGCCAGACACAGCCTCAGCGGCAGGGGCAGCAGCAGCACCTGCAGGAGCCGCCTGATGTGGCGTTACGTTGCCCGTTCCGGGCTCCGGCAGGTTGGCATTAGGTTGCGTCGCAGAGTTCCCAGCAGCACCCACACTAGGGCTCATCTGAGGCGAATCACACACCACCGCGCGCACGTGGCCATGCCACTCCAACATGCCGACGCAATCACCAAGTGAGTGATACACGAAGCCCGCCGCCTGGAGCTGGGTCGTGTTGATCGAACCTTGGAAGGATGCGTTTTCCGAAATGGCGAGGATGTACTCAGCCAGCACAACACCATCCTTGCGAGTGCCACCGATGCGGCCCACTAGGTGGACCCCCTTGCCTTGGAACGGGTCCGGCCAGCCATCAGGACCGGCCACCACGGGCTTAGCCACCTTGACCCCGGACGCGGACACCACCGCAGCCGACGCAGCCTCTACGGGCTTGGCAGCGGCCCAAGCCTGCCCCATGGTCGCCTGCTTGCCGGCCGGCGGCCGCTCCGCCTGGCCGGTGTAACTGCGGCCGGCCGGTGTAACTGGACCCCGCACAAACGAATGAGACGAGAGATACCAGCCGACCGCCACCGCCACCAGCACCAGCAGTGCGAGCACCGCCCAGGTAAAGCGCCGAAACTTGATGATGAAGGGCGCTACGTCCGTCGCACCAGCCTCCGCAACACTGTTGCCCTGTGTGTGCGACTTGTACAGCTTGAAGAACTGAGGCTCGTACTTGCGTTCCTCTGTGCTAATGACCGCGCCGCGATAACCGCCATGCACCTTGCGGATGTAGCTGCCACTGCGGCCCAGAATATCGGCCTTGCGACACTTGATCAGCATCGCAATGAGCACCGAAATATCCGCCATCATGTCGCGGAACGATTGCGTCATCAGCAACACGTCGACATTGAAATGCCGATGGAGCTTGAACCACTCGACCACCTGAGGATCAGTGCGAATCTTGGGCAAGGGAACGTGGCACTCGTCAATGATAAATAGCGGCCCCTCGCCCTTCTTGCCTTTCCACGTGTGGTAATAGTCCCAGACATGGCCAAAGGTGCGAACGCCGCTCGCTGGTGCCTCTACGTGGCCATCCTCAAAAAGCACGAAGGCCTCGCCCGTCGTGTTGCCCTCCTCATCGACCACAACGCGATTCGCATCCCAGGTGCCGCGAATCGGCATAGGCCGAACGCGGACCTCAAGCAGCGCGCGGTAATCTGGACTGATTGCCGCGAACACATCGACCAACAACGGAAGGTTCGTGACGACTAGACGACCCTTGCGCAGCGCATCGAGCACATGGAACGCGACGGCCTCGTAGCTCTTACCAGAGCCAGGAATCCCCTCCAAACCGTTGATCATTACGAACCCCAGCGCACGCCGGGAATCATCTGTATCGCCAAACGAGCCAAGATAGCAACAGAGATAATTGCGAACGCCGGAACGATCCCAATTGCCTTCAACACGCCGAGCATTCCGGAATCAACCCCACCCCAGTAGCTCGACCAAGTCGTGATCGTGCCCGAAGGGATGATCGCAGACACCGCCGACACCGCGCCAGTCAAAACACTGGCGAAAACATCAATCAAAAAGCAGAGAGCATCCAGGAAAAGCGACCAAAGCGCCGCCACCAGATTTTGGAACAGCGAGCCGAACCACGTCACCACTGTCACGAAAAACTGCATGATGGCGTTAAAGCCATCGGTGATAAACGAGAAGTCCATGCTAGCCCCCGAAGATCAAAGCACGCGCTAAGAACAGCGCAGAAATGATGATTACCCAACGGCACACGGTCCAAACGCTACAGGGAATCGTGGTTGTGCGAGAGCCGAAATTCCACTGAGCCAAGCCCAGATTTAGCGGGATGGTGAACTGAGGGCAAGCCTCACCGTTATCGCTCCAGTCCGGAAAGAACGAGTGGGAGATAGTTGCGAGTGGCGCAGTAACGCCCGCCATCTTGGAACCGAAATACGAGCCAACGTCGCTCGCAGTGGTGGCCGTATAGGTCCGGGTGTACAGCGACGGAGCAGCAGAGAGCGTCCCTAGTACCAGTGTCCCCGTGCCTGTTATGCCGCCACAGTTCGCCCCAACGCAGGACCCCAGGCCGCTGGTCCCTGTGCCCGACCCCTTACCGCCGCACTCGACGCGGCCCGGATTAGCTGCGCACCAATCAGAGACGGTTGAAGAATTGCTAGACGTTGAAACAGTAGTTGTGCCGCCGCTAGTTGTGCTAGTGGTTGTTGTCACTGTGCATTTGCCCGTTGCCGCGTCGCACACCGCATCCTTTGTGACCACTGACGTACTGGTGACCCCCGCTGAGGAAGTGCCGGAACTATTCTCGACCGTCGTACTACTCAGCCCCGAGGAACCCACCTTAGGCACGCACGTAGTCACTCCGCCAACTGTCCCCAAGAACCCATCGCACGTATCCTTTTCGGCCTGACCCGGACCGGGCTGCGTGCCGTTGATTGCTGCGCTGGTTGTGCCAATCGACAGTGTTGAAGTCCCGCTGCCGTTGCAGGCATTCGACCAGCTACCGGTAAAAGTGCAATGCCCGCCGGACTCCCACACACCCGCCACCTGGTAGCCCACATCGAACTGGCATGTGTAAGTGCAATACCCCTGGGGCGGCCCGGGCTGTGCCGCGTCAGGCGTGAACGCATCGCACGCTGTGAACGTCTTGCCAGTCCCCGCCCAGCGCATGTAACCCGCAGGACCACCGGCAAGAGGAACGCACGTATCACTGGTGCAGTAATTACCGGTCCGCTGGCCAAACGTCCAACCCGAACCACTCGTCTCAAGCTGGTTATTACGCGCCCAATAAATATCGAAACTCTGCCCAACTGGCATCGACTCCGGGTCAGTCCACGCGCCGATCCCACTAGAAGGCAGCTTCAAAACACAGTCGCCGTGCCCAGACCCCGGGTAAGCGCCGCACCAGCTCAAAAGCGCCCCAGTGCGAGTGTTGAAATACGTAGTTGTCGCAGTACCACTAGGGTTCATCACCGCGTATTGCGTACACGTTGACGAGAGCGCCAACACAGGGAAAAGGCACGCGAGCGCCGCACAGAAGAACCTCTGAACCCAGCGCATCACGCACCCCCCCTCATGCCCATGACAAACGCAATGCCGCCCACCGCACCGAGCGTGATGTACAGCGCCCACAGCAGCGCGATGGTGGCACCAGTCAGCATGCTCAGACCTTGCGGATTGCCCGCTTGCCCAGGTCCGCGCCCTTGAACCCGAGCGAGATCGCGATGACCGCAAGCACGATCACGGCAACGGCAGCGCCGACAGCGGTCAGGTCGATGCTCGTGAGAGCGTCCGTCAGAGGGTCAGTGGTGGCCAGAGCCACGCCCATCGTCAGACCGCCAGCCGAAGCGGCAACCACTTTCGCGCCGTACTTGCGCGCTTGTTTGAAAAGTTTCATTTTCATTTCCTCAAAGACCCGGCAAAAGCACCGGACCCAAGCGCCACCCGTGACGCTTGCGTCTGGTTCCTAGACCTTGCCAATACCCGTGCGCGCCACCGACACGATGTACCCGGCAAACCACATCAAGAGAATGAAACCCAGACCGAACGCCACCGCCGCCGCGATGTTCCCGCTCGTAATGCCCAACACCGAAGGATCAGCAAGAATTGCGAACGTCGCCGTGCGCACTTGCTCAATGGCCGTCGCAGCATCGAGCGTCAGCGCGAAGGTGCAGGTACCGTCGCACGTGACCGTTACCGGGTCAGCATGGGCCCGACCTGCAAACAGCACGCCAGCGGCCGCCAGCACCGACGACAGCCAGAAGAACATGCGCTCCAGCGGACTCATGACGATTCGTAGATATCGCCACCGCTGGCGCTATCGCCACCCGCCCCGCAAGCCGGGCAGGTCAATTCAACGTCCGCATACTCGCCCGCCTCACCGTCCGAATCCTCACCGTCGAAATCCGCACCATCGACGTTCGTGCCCGAAACAAACTCAGTGAAGTGCCCCTCGTGGTCACACTTCACACAGGTATAGCGAGCCATCACAACCCCTTGAAAAGACGCCTTGCCGGGTTCAGACGGCGCACCGCCAACCACCCTGCAAGGCAGACAAGCACCAGCCATGCGGTAGGCGCTACCAGACGCACCACGCTCAGGCCTTTGCGCCAGCTGGCGCCGGGTTCAAAGCCGTGCCCTTGCGGAACGCCTCAGGCGGCAGCGGAATCAAGTCCTTCAGGACCGCGATGACCTTGCCTTGGTTCTCCCCATACGTGGGGGCCTCGATGGCGAAGGATGCCGTGTAGATGCCCGGAACAGCGCGCGACTCCATCCCCTTGGGGATCGTGAGCACGCCAACTGCGCCCGCCTTGCCCGTTTCATCGCGGAGCACGCAATGCGCCTCCGAAATCGAGAACGGGAGCCCGGTCTTTTTCGCGTTACCGGTCTTGGTGTTGACCAGAAGAATTTCAAGAACTGTTTGCATAGTTTTCCCAATAAGGAGATGCCGCAGGATCACGGCGGATTGACCCGATACAGCGCCCAGAAGCAGCGCCCGACCGGTCGCCCAATCGACGAGGCAATCCGCTGGAATCACACAAACACCTGGGGGTCCTGCTGGCGCGCAGCAGCAAGAGACATGACACGGAAT